CGGGATGCCCACCGTCTGCGCCTGCCGCATCGTTAGTGAGTCATGGTTCCCCAGCAGCCAGTCGGCCCTCGGAAATAGATTGTAGATCCTAGACACCTGACGCTTGGCCTTTTTGTATTCATCCATGGCAGACGGTGCGCCTGTTGACCGCTGGTGGAATGAGAGGGAGTGCCAATCAACGAGGTCACCAATGTGAACCACCTTGTTACAGCCCCACTCCTCGGCAACCTTCTTTAGGAAGGCTGGGTATCGCCTGTGCATACCGGGGCAATGTGTATCGCCAATGATCAGGACGGTAGCCACGTAGCACCAAGATGGGTGACGGGACAGCGACTAGGTCAAGCCGGACCTTCGTCTACAATCCGTCTCAAAGATTATGGCTGAAAGCTCGTGGGCAGTCTGTGTTACCCAGTCCTCGCTCGCCAGCGGCGCAGCGCAGTGCAGGTGCTCGTGAAGGCGAGTCTCAAGATACTCCCTACCCCTAAGGTTTTCCGAGATCCGTATGATGTTGGCCACGCCCTCAGAGCTGGCGTCTCCATCGGTGCCTTCGGGCATTTCACAGTGTACTACCAGGGAGGGCTCGCCGTTGATCGTAGCCTGATGGACCGAGGTGTCTTTCCAGCCCTGGCTCTTGTAGTTAGCGGGATCATGCCCGAAGTCATTCATCTTCGGTTGGTCTCCACTCCCACCCCTCGGGGCTCCGTTCTTTTCTGATTTCCTCGGCTCTTTCGGAGATCTCTTCTCGGCTAGGGGTTTCGTCCGACAGCCAATCGACCTGGGGGTTTTTGCCATTCTCCACCTGCCTTTCCAGTTTGAGCAGCTTCAGGAGGTGGTTCCAGTGCAGGACAGCCATCACTGGCTGTCGTTCTGCTTTGGTTACTAAGAGCGGGACCGCTTCATCGATCCCTTTCCATTTCCTGTAAGCTTCTACGCGGATTTCCCGGCTCGTGGCGACAGAAACATACTGCTTTCTGTTCTTGCATTGTACCAGATACACCCCTGTTCCGTCCAGATCTACCCCAAACGCTGTGTTCTCCTGGTACTCAAGCTGGCGGCAAGCCCGGAGGTACCCCGCCTCAACGAAGCCCCTGGCAACCTCCCGCTCGAACTTGTGCCCCTTAGTTCTCTCTGACCTACCCATCATCGAACCTCTGGCTGTTTGGGTTGAACGTGGTCTGTACCAGCTGGTGCCTGATCGGACCATTCCTTCGCTTCAAGCACCAAATACGAAAATCCGCCTTTGATCGGTCTGGCCACTGCAAGATCAGCACCAAGTCCGCATCCTGCTCAATTTGCCCACTCTCCTTAATGTCCGCCAACTGTGGTATCCGACTCTCCCTGCTCTCGATGGCTCGGTTGAGCTGGCACAAAGCCACCACTCCAATCCCGAGCCTGCCTGCTATTTGTTTCAGTCTCCGGCTGATGTCGGTGAGATCCTCGTACCTGCCTGTCGCCTTTCGGCGGCTCAATAACTGGAGGTAGTCGATCACCACAAACTTCACATCGTAGGAGCTGACGTACTGGTCGATCAGTTCTTCGCACCGCTCAATCGTTGATGCGTTCTCGACCGCATAGATATTCTTCCGCTCAGCGTAGTGATCTGTGAGCTTCTTCTCTGTCTCGGTGATATCCCAATCTTCCTCCCTGGACTTTGAGATAGACATGATCGCTCGCTTGCCCAGCTCTCGCTTGCTCATTTCCTCGCTAATAAACAAGGTAGGGTAGTCCTTCGCCACCGTGTCAATAACGTGTAACGCCAGTGCGGTCTTGCACTGGCTCGGCCTTCCCCCAATCACAACAAACTCGCCCTGCTGACAGCCATCGATTGACTCATCGAGGCCCTTTATGCCAGTGCGAAACAGCACCCGGTCTCCATGGATCTGGTCGTGTAATGCCGCCCTGGCACTGCTGAATAGGGTCTGCACTCCCTCGGACTTGGCCTCACCCCGCTCCACAACCTCATCATAGGAACGTCGCACCGTCCGCTCGATCCAGTCTGGCGTGGCCCTGCTCGTGTATCCGTTTAGTACTGCCCAGGCTCGCACGGTCTGCTCGATCTCCGGTGTCGGGACCCTGGCCTGCACACAAATGGAGGCGATGGCAAAGCAGATGGCAGATCGTGATCGATCTGCAAGCCCTGACATATCACCATTCCACCTCGCCTCCAGAAGAGAACCAGGGACCATCAGCTTCTCCACCCGCTCAGGCAACTGGTCTGGCTTGGTCACTAATCTTGGTTCGGACGGCACGGCACCCATGACAGAATGTATTGTTGATTTCAGGAATCCCTCTGCACTGGCGATCATCTTACCGTCGAGGGCCTCCTCCGTAGATATCACTTCCAGTCGGTCGTCAGTGAACTGAGACCTGTGCCACAGGGGATACAGCACCAGATTACCCAGACCCTTCCCAGTCAGCCTATCTTGCCTGGGGTATACCTCCGGCAGAGCCACCCGGCTCTGCATAGTTACGACCCGCCAGAATGCGCGGACTAGGTAAGCTGGGATAGCATCCTCAAAGAACAGCCAGATGTGGCTTCCACTCCCGGACTGGGAAGTCTCCCTGGCATACGGAGCACCCAGGTCTCTGAGGGCCTGACAGACAGCGTCAGCCTGCGATACCCATTCCGGGTTGCTGTGGTCGTGATCGTCAATGTCCGCACAGGAGACGAATACGGAGCTGTCAGGGGACATTAGGTAGAAGCCGACAGCGGCCTCCCCGCCCAGGTGGGCCTCGATGTCGGGCTCCCCATCCACCGGGAAGTACCTGCCAGCCTCATCTCGGCTGGCGTGAAGCCCAGCTCGGCCCCGGAAATAACGCAAAAACAGACCGGCATCCTCTAGATTGCCCATAGTACCCTCCTTGAAAAGTGGCGGGAGGCGGGTGGAGGTGGGAAGTCTGGAGGACCCCGCCCCCCGCACACATCACCAAATCAGAATGGAGACTTCTCGCCAGTGGCTGCCGCCACTGGGACCCCACTGCTTTTCATTTTCTCCGACCAGACACTTTGCAAGGCCGAACGCAGCTTCTCCACCGCTGCAATCTCGTCGACCTCAACACCACCCCTGGCCCTGCTGCTGTCGCCCTCCAGGGACCACCGCTCGTACACCTTGCCAGTCGGTGCGGTGTACGTCGCCGTCTTGCGGCGACAACGTATCTCATTCCCAATCAGGCTCGTGCTAAACATGGTATGCCCCTGGCAGATTTGAGCGATGTCGTCGCCCCGAAATCCCAGGTTAAAGAGATCGTCGGCAAACCGCTGGACATCTTCTGGCTTCTCTGACCAGAGGATAACATCGACGCGAGGCATGGTCTCCTCACTCGGCATAGGCAGCGGAGCCTGGGGATCTGACTCCAGACGTTTCGGCAAAATATGCAAGCTTAGCTTGGGCCTGCCGCCTTTGATTTCACCAAACTCATGCTCCATAATCTCGCACAAGTAAACACCAGGATCATAACTCAACATGGTAACCTCCTTCGATGGTGATGCGACAGCAGAGCTGCCACTAGAATTACTTCTTGGCGGCTACGATTGCCCTGCCAAGATTCCCGCACGCTTCATCAGCACTCATGCCCAGCGATATGTAGCGAGGCAGGCCGTGCCTGTTTTTGGCAATGAAAGTGTTGTCTCCTTCGGTGTAAAGAACGCGGGTTGTTCCGGCCACCGCGCGGCCCTCTCGATCAACCTGAGCATCATGCCGGAGAAACAGGATCATGTCAACGGCTTTACTCAACAGCTCAAAAGCGTTCTTCTCAATTTGCGGTGACCACTGATTATATTCTCCCGCCTGCGGGTCATTGCGACGCTGTGCCTCTGCACCGCTGGTCATGACCACGCCAACCGAAGGCTCCCTGTGGTTCAACGCGAAGAACTTCTCGATCATCTTGCCAAGCAGGGCCTTGTACTTGGAGGTTCCAACGCCCCAACTGCTGCCGTACTTAGTCAAGCACCCATCATACTCGGTGCGAACAATGTAATCCTTAGCCAGCTCAGCAATGTCGGTGATCGAGTCGATTCCGACCATGCCAAACTTGTGGTCAAGCGTGGCTAGCTCGGTCAGCACTGACCAGAAGTCTTCCCAGGACTCAACAGGCGGGGTATGCGGCACCTCGCTCACACGCCCCCTGTCAATCAACTTGTTCAACCCGGATTCCTTGCCGGTAACAATGACAAATACATCAGGCATAGCTGCCAACAAAGATGTCTTGCCGATTCCTGGCTGGCCGACCAGCCAGATGTTATCCTTGCTGGCCTGAGCTTTTGTTAACGTGTCACCCAGCCCCATCCTCCCCTTGTGCCGCAGCCCTCTGATTGGCACGGATGTTTTTGAAGTGGCACTCGAGTCCCTTGTGGACGAGGTGTCCTTTGTAGAGGTTGCCATCGGTTGGTTTTCCCTTTCTTTCGAGTTTAAGATCGTATTGATAGTGATGCTTCCTGGGGCACAATTGCAAACACTCCTTTCTCGAATACGTCATCGTGTTGTGCCCACCCACGGTGAGTTCGTTGTTGGTCTTCGTCCGGTGTATCCACCTGCCACTCTCCGGGTTATCCTTCCGCTGGCACAGGCCAACGAATTGACAAGCTCGGTTGAACGAGAAACAGGCCCCCAGATGCCGCACATGCCGCTGCATTGTGCGGTTATCGTCCACATACTTCGTTGCGGCGTCTACCTCGTCCAGGAATTCCACTACTTGTTTCCTGGTCTTATGGACCACCTGCCTCTGAAAATACTTACGAGGGCTATCCATCATGGTTCGGTAAACCCGCATTGCGTATAGCGCTGGCGTCTCCCGCCAGTCACCAGAAGCCTCCTCTAATATCTCGCCGTCTACCGCCAACCCCTGCCACAGGCCCTCCTCCAACAGGATCTTGATCTCCTTCTTCGTCAGCTTCTTCGGCTTGATGACCGGCTTTTTTATTACATCATATATCGTACCTGCAACCTCAAAACCTCGGTCTTGCAGAGCCACGATATAAGAAGCTACCTGTCCACTCATCTCCAGCGATGACCAGTATATACCATGGGGGTCTTCGATGGAAGCCGAGGTTGTCTTGTGCTCCAGAACAAAGATCGAGTCATCAAACTTTACGACGCCATCGATCTTACCGCCCCAGGCCCAATCCTCCGGGTCCTCGCACGTTCGCCCCAGTACCTCGCGACGTAGTCGCGACATCGGAATTTCAAATTCCTCCTCCACCAGAAGAACCTCGAACGGCTCCTCGTAGTAGTGCTCCATGTAGGCAAGCAGTACACCCTGGACAAAGAAGGTGTCTAGCTCGCTTGTGTTCCCGTGGTCTGCCGCCGCATTCACGGCGGAAAGCACCGACTCCTCCCTCACACTAGACCCAAGCTCTCCATCTTTCTTCGCCATCTGCTCAGCCTCCTTGGTTGCGTCTTATTCTTTACCACAGAGTTGGCCTGACAGACTACGCACGGCCCGCCGTTTTCGTCAACAACAGTTCCCTTGCGACCACACTTTGGGCACCGCTCTATCCTGCTTTTCATCCTCGCCTCCTTGTAATGTAAATGGGGGGGCCACTACGGGTGGCCCCCCTGTTGGGATTCGCTGATGCCCAGAGCGCTCAAACACTGGAGCGATCAGCATAGACCGTCATTGTACTCGGGCAGGTCACCTTCGTCATCCCCAAGATGATCGAGCTGGCACAACTGTATCAACATGGTGACTATGTTACCCATGTCGCCAGGAGTTAAGGGCACCTCATCGTCAACTACCCAGCCTGCCAGGGCAGCTACCACACGCCCCACCTGGGATTCGGTGTACCGGATGATGTAATCATGCCCGGACTTTCCGCAGGTGTAGCGTAGATTGTATACACCCTGGCCGTAGTGATCGATCACGAGCCGGGATACACCCGGCTCTTCGCGATCCTCCGGGTCCATGGGTTCAAAGTCAGGGTCTAAGAATCTGATGACCGGCCCCTTTGATGCTAGTCGAGAGATGGGATGGAGCCGTCGTCCCCATTGATCCACTGCCACTTGAGAGCTTTCTTAATATCACCAGCAGCCTTGGAATACAGTTTCTTCACGGCCTCCATCTGGGCCTCAGTCGGATTCTCTGGGTCAATCCAACCGATGCCGTCAATACTTTTCAGGGCGTACGTCCCGACATACTTTTGGTACTGGGCCCACTGCGCATCAGTCAGGTGGTGAGTTTCACCCAGGTGGGTGTAACTCTTCCGGGGTGTGGTTAGGTAGATCCTCTCGTCAGCGGGTCTTGTGGCGTTGTATCTGTACATCGCCAGATCTACCTTGGTGGCCTGATCCATCGAGTACACCCTGGCTGGATTAAGGGCACGCAGTATACCGTATGGAACATCAGTTATCGGGCTCTTCCCAAACGGCCTCTTCGTCACAGGCCTCCCCCACTGGTCGTACCTTGGGCGTGGGGCCTCGACAAACGGAAGCTCGGCTTTTTGCCCAGTTCGCTTCAGTACCTTCAGGGCAGACCCCTTGCCCCACAATCGGGTCTCGTCTATCGTCCCTCCGAATTCGCGGCTGGCCTGACGGTACATATTTGGTACCCAGGAGGATGCAAAATTTGAACTCCAGTTCATTAGGGCATTGGCACCCCCTTTCCTCACCCAGTTCTGCTGTAGTTGCACTAGATCGCTCATCCCCCGGAGGAAGGTCTTGTCGTTGAGCTGGTTCATGCCCGAACTCACGACAGCATTGGCAACATTATCACCACGCACTACGCTCCTGTGTGTGTCAACCAGAGGCCCAAGGATGGTCGCTAAGGGCTCGACGCGGGCGTAGGACACTCTGTACCCCCCGCCAATACCTATCGTCATGGGGGCGTACCCTGAGCCGTAGGCAAGCTGCCGCTCCTTCGGGTCCAGGGTCCCTCCAGCGCCCGTAATGAATGGCTCCTCCTCGTCGTTCATGGATAGCACCAGGGCAGACACTGTCAGTGCTATCGCCTGTCTTGCCAGAGAGTCGGTCAGACCATCCTCTGCATAACCTCTCCAGAAGCCATGCTCAGATTCAGACTTTGACCTCCGGTTGCGATAGTTTAGAACGTCTACAACAAACCCAAGGACCGGGGCACGGCGAATTGCCTCGTCCGTAATATTCAGTGGCGTCTTGTGGAACGGGTGGAACCACCGGGTAAAGCCCTGCTGGTGGAATTTCTCAGAGAGACCACCAAACCTCCGCATCAGAAGTCCCTCGTCACCTTGGAAGGCACCAGTCATGGCTCGCTCAGTGGCGAGCCGCCTAGCTGTGGAGTTGGGATGCAGGAGCTGCTCGTTGAAGATCCTCAGGAACTCCTCGCTCCCCCACTTCTGGCCACTGTCTACGGCTGCGATCCTCGCAGCCAGTGCGTTGGTTTCAAAGTGTTGAGCCAGAGTCTTCAGTAGGTCGTCCACGGCTGCGGCGGGGCGGAAACCCATCATGCGAACCATCTTGCCAAGTCTGCCCGAAATCTTCGGTGACCCAGCGGCAATTGCACCGCCCTTCTGGCCGCTGTAATAGTCGCGTACCTTGTGGCTCTGATGGTTGAGTGCGTCAAACTCAGACCGCTCTGCCCGGAACGTCATGCTCATATTGCGAAACGCATTCTTGAACGCATCGCCCATGCCGTGGAACATCCAGCCGAACTCTCTGAAGGTGGCGGCATCGTATCCGGCAGATCGACGAGTCACGGTGCCAACGCCAGCAGAAGCGGCCCGCTCAAACATCGAGACGTAAGTCATGAACCCTGCGGTGCCAGCCATGTTTACAGCCTGGGTCTGGAAGCCAGAGAGTAGGGAGTTCCTCCAGTACTCGTAAACCGCATCGTGCCAAGAGGCAGATGCCGCACGCACTTGGTTTAGGAACTCGATTGATCGCATGGGATCGGCGGCTATTCCCGCGATATCGTTAATATCAAAGTCCTGCTTTGCCAGCTTATTTAAAACATCGGTTGCGTTCTTACTCTTGCCTGGGTTCTTCGACGCCTTCTCTTTTATTAGTGAGGCAACAATAGCCAGAAGCTCCTTCTCTCGCCTTGCTGCGGGAGAAAGGGAAGGATCTACTGCGCGACGGGAAACCAATGCGCGGCCTATCTCGCTACCGCCCTCGGCGTAGGCGAGGGTAAGCTTTTCAAGAATGTCGTATGCCTGCCCGCCGTCTGTCCACTCATCGCCAGACTTTGCCGCAATCATCCGGCGAGTCGCCTCCTCCATCAGGGCCTGGAAACGGAAGTTCTGCTCCGCGCTCTCGGTCAGCTTGGCCATGCTGCCGAGACCAGACTCAACCTCTGCCCTCGCCGTGTCGATCTCTGCCAGCAAGCTGGCAAGCTCGCCCTCGTAGTCGTCATTGATCCTTGCGTCCTCAGCCGCCATCTCTTCGGTGAAGGTTGTGTCGTGTACGGGAACACTGATCCTTCGCTGTACCTCCTTGATCTCCGCCTTAGTCTCAGGCGTTCGACCTGGGCTTACGTGAGTATCAGCGACAACCCTCCCCTCAGTGCCTGCGGGGACAGGAGGCAACGGACTGGCAGGCTTTGTAGTCTTGGCCTTGGGGGCCTCGACTACCTCCTCCGGCTTAGAGCCGGAGAAGAACTTGACCCCTGCACGCAGCATGTCCGCAATGCTGTCGAAGCCCATGAGGGCTACGCTGTCCTCCTGCTGTAGGGCTAGTCGCCCCTCAACATCCGAATCTCCTCTTCGGTGAGCGGAATTGATCTGCTCGTTTCTTGTCCATCCGTACTTTGTTGCGAACTCTGCGTCGATTGCATCGATTCGGGGTTGGATTTCTTCGATGATAGTACGAACTCGCCGTTGTAAATCGGGTCGTCCGCCGAGGGCTCTATCCAGATACCTTTCGCCATTTGGGTTCTCCTTCCAATTGTTTTCGAAATAACCAGTCTGCGCAGCAAACGGTGCAGACACATACTCTACGTTGTCCTCAAACTCCATCGACTCAAGTGCCTTAGCTACTTGAGATTGAAACTCCTGGTTCTCCACACCGAGGTAGTCAAAGTTGATGATGCGTACCCCACCTTCCGCACCAATTGGATTGTAGTCCTCATGGCCCGTAACGTCAACCAGTATTTTCGCGAGCCTTGCGGTCTCCGCCTCGGTGAAGGGGCGACCGATCCGAACCTCAACCCCATTGAGGTCCCGCTTTGCCACGCTGTCATCGAACCACGGGCGATGCCAACCCATACCATCCTGCTTAAGAAGAGTGCCAACAACCGCAGAGTAAACAGAGATGAGGTCCTCGACGGCAGGCTCCACCTTGTACCGGATGTCTCGCAGCTGACTGTTTAATAACGCAGCCTCCTCCGGTGTTTTCTTTCTTCCTTCTGCCCTAACCCTATCGTCTAGTGCTTTCCTCGCAGCGTCTAGTTTATTCGATACTCCATACTGCCGAGGCGCAATAACCTCCATCTGCGAACCCGGACTGACCTTCCCCTCAAAGTATCCGGGAGCCTCAAACCGCCCAGGGGACACGATCCCGAATTCTTTTGCAATGATGTCGTAACCGTCATCGTCCAGAAACGCCTTCAGAGTGGCAGCGTGATACTCGATCTGTTGCTGCATCGGGGCATTAAACATCTCGGGGAGGTGCGAGGAGGTTTGCCCAGGAATGCTTTCATAACTAATCTGTGCATTGTTGTGGTCGGCGGCATCCTTGTAGTCGAACTTAGCCGCCCCCCGGTCCTTGTCGGTTGGCCGGTGCTTAAGTGCATGCTTATACCAAACTCTTCGATGGGCCTCCCCATTAAGGATCTTCAGCTCTTTCTTTGGGCCAGAGAATTTGATGTACCCATTTTTCAGAGACTCCTTATTTGTTGCCGCCTTGACCTCCGAGTTCTCCATACGAGACTTCATCGCGACCCCACGCAGCAGCCTGGACCTGCTGCGGCTCCCACCCCAGCTTGTCAGCAATCCGCTTGACCTCGTTTTCCGAGAAGGTGTACTGGGCATCGGTTGGCGAGTCTTGGTAATGACCAAACGCCCTCTGCATCCATATGTCGGTAGTCACCCCCTGGACTCGGCTCGGGTCGATGACCCGCATCAGGTTCCCATAGAACTCGTTAGTCTTGCGTCCCGCCCAGTCTTCACCCCCAAAGATCCCTTTCAACTTGGCAGACATAGCTGTGGGGAACTTCCCGGTTCGTATTTCTCGACCCGCCTTCCACTGAGTGTAGGCCTGCAATGCAAAGGTGAAGTTGCTATCAACCGGAGTGTTCGGGGAGGTCACAGCTATTGCGGCAACAACCTTCTCCGCCTCCTGCTTATCGCCATGAACGAATTCCAGTATGGACCGTCCGCTTCTCTCGTACCAGAATCGTCCGTACACACCCTCCTCCGCAAGTCTGCGAACACGATTCAGTATCGTCGCAAGTTTGCCAGGGGTATCAATGCCCTTCGGCGCACCAATGTACTGTCCTCTGGACTCGCCCGACTTCACCCGCTTGCGACGGGGGGCGTACTCCGACATAGCTACGCTGTCGTCGTACTCAGCCATCCCGACACTGTCGTCGAGGTCAGGGTGGGTATCCATGGAGATGCGGGACTCCGGGATGTCGATAGCACCCGGCTCAGACTCTTGCGCGACACTCCTAAGGTGTTGCCGGACCCCGGCACCCAGCTCACGAATCTCCGTTACACCTCGCCCAGGGAACACCTCCTTGAGCCACTTCATATAGTCCGCATCTCTCTTCGACCCGCTCTTGGCAACTATGTACAACGCAAGATCTACGTCGCTGGCAAACCTGGGCTGGTAAGACTTCGACCCCATGTTGTATCGAGGCTTTGCAGAAGAGAGGCCCTTTGAGAGGGACGCAACCTCGACCCTCTCGGGAACCCTTAGCTTTGGCGGAGCCTCGTAGGGCACCGCCTCCCAGTCGTGCTGAGAACGACCCTCTGCCCGCTGATGATTGACATAGTCAACGACTTCCTGTGGTTCAAATCCCGCAGACCGCATCTTCTTGGCCGCATTGGGAAAGCCCTTTTCGATAGCCTCCCCGGTCTCTATGCCACGGGTGAGCATGTCCATGATCTCCGCATGGAACTTGCGACCGCTACTTTCTCGCCGCCTCTTAGGTGGCTTCTTATCCAGGTTGGCCCGTGGGTGGAGATAGGACCCACTGGCCAGCAGGTCTTCCATTGTCTCAACGTCAAAGGGCGCATCCGTAGCCTCGGGCTCAGGAGATGGGTTTGACATCTCTTCCGCTGCATTTTCTATGCGAGCCTCCATGACCTCAGGCTCGTTAAACATTATCTGCTGAACCTTCGGGTCAAGGTCGCGGCCCGCAACCACGTCAGCCGCCGTTGCGACAATAACCTCGGTCGGGACATCGGACGCCGGAGTGTCCTCCGGCATCTCTTCCGCCTGCCGCTTTCCCTCTTCCCTGGCCTCTGCAAGCTTGCCCTTCCACCGGGCAATAAGCTCGTTGTCCTCAGCGATGCGGTTTCTCTTCAGGACCTCGCCGTTCAAGAAGGCTTGCTCAAGTGCCGCAACCTCATCCCTAGCCACCTCGTTGTACTCGCGACCCACAAGGCCGTGCATCGCCTTAATGATCTTACGAATAAACTGTCGCAGCTTAGAGTGGAAACCAGAATCTCTTTGCCAGAGGGCCGAGGCCTTGGCAATAGCCTCCTCCTGCTCAAGCTCATTCTTCGATGAGTCCGAATACTTCTTGACGAAACCAGACCACTCTTCGTCGGTGAATAGCCCTGCGGCTCTCGCGAGGTGAACAAGCTCATGCCGCAGGCCCTCTTCAACACCTAGCACAAGACCCTTACCGCCAACTTCGAGCCCAGCATCTCCCTGCTCAAGGGCCGAACCTAGTCGAATAACCCCAAGCCCATCGAGTGTAATTCGACCCGTGTTGAGAGTAAAGTCAGCATATTTCCTATAGGTTTCGAGACTCTCTTGGCTCACGCCAATGCCTAACAAGAGCCTCTTATTGCGCTCGTCCATGGCCACCGCCATCGTCTCATCGGTGGCCCACATAATGACGCCAGTGTTTTCCTTTAGTCTCTCCCCCTTCTTCTTCCTCGTAGGATTCAATACCCAGCGGTAAGCACGGTATCCACCACTGGGGGCGTCTTCCCCGACAATATTTATCTGTTCAACCTGAGCCCCAGGTATCGCCTTCTGTATCGCGACCATGTCGTCGCGATGCTCTCTCGGGTCTTCAACAGGCCTAGCCTGCTGCTTGATCTGCTCCTGAATAGTGAGGCCAACCCCCGCACTCGCCTTTTTGGTTTTGGGAGTGGGCTTCGACGCAGGTCGCGAAGCAGCCGCTTTCTTCACCACAGCAGCCCGCTCTACAGCCTCCGAGATCGTGCGGATGTTCTCTCGTAACTTCGACTTACCAGCTTCGGTCTCTGATTCCGCACTAGTGAGGGGCTCGATTCCAGCAGCTCGGTTGATGTAATCCAGAGTATCCCTTGTCCCTTGGGCGTAATCTTTCCCGGCCCTGCGACCACTGATGAGCTTCACACCAACATCACTATCCCGAATGTCGCCAACCGTATTATCCAGATTCTCTCCAGCCGCCCGGAGAGAAGGACTATTGTAGTAGTTCGCTATCGAGCCAACATCACCCTTATTTATCCAGCCGCCATCCTTGCCGGAGTTTATCCCAAAGAATGGATACCACTTTCCAGCGGGCACACCACTGGCCTCCTTGTCGGCTCTCCCGGTAGAAAGATAATACGGGACAATTGTCCCGTTTACGTCAACGAGCTTGACCTTCCGACTGTTCCAGACGACTACATCCGCGTCCTCGGTTTCCCCGGCTCGGTTAGTTGCTGGTATTGTAGTTTTCGTAGGAGCTGCCACTTCAGCTTCTGGAGAGGGCGCAGTCTCCTTGATGTGGGCAAGTGCGGCCTCTCGCAGAGAATCCGCAAGTTCCGGGTTCTCCTCCTGCATTACCTCCAACTCTTCCATCAGCTGCTCTCGACGCTCGACGGCGTCGTCACTCTCCTCGATAGCTGCCTTGCGTTCGGCGTACTCTTCCACCAGATCAGGATGGGTGGCGACTACGTCCTCCATCACCTCTTCGTAGGATCGCTCCTCAAAGATATGCTCAAACGCTTCGCCGTGCCGGAGTACAGTTGCAACCTCCTGGTCATAGCCCTCCCTCTGGGAGCGGCTAGATTCCTTGCGTCCCGTTTTGTCTGTGAAGTCTTTCCTTGACGGCTTCTCTGGAAGCCGCATATCCTCAAGCTCTCGGAGTGCATCCAGAGTGCTCTCTCGAATCTCTGGATCTGTGCTCTTTAGGTTATCAAGTATCGTATGGTGCAACTCGTCGTAATCAACACCACGCTCACCCTCCGGTACAATTCCGAGTCTCTCCGCAATGTCACGGTTGGCCTGCCTGCGGCCAACCAGCTCGTTCTCCATATTGCGGTAGTTCTCATCAACCGATTCCCTGATGGCACGTACCCCACTGGAGGCCGCGTCCCAGGCCTCATTCCCAGGCATCAGCTTTCCGGCCCCACCACCCGCAAGGGAAGGACCAAGAAGCTCCAGGAAGTTGTTGACCCAGATCTCCCCCTGGTTATCCTCGGCTCCAGCACCCAACTCCCGACCGGCAACATTGTATGCCAGACGGTCATAGACCGCGCCCATCGTCATGTCGGCAGTCTCCTCCAGGACCTCGCCAACACCACCCTTAGCCACACTGAACGTGAAGTCGGTCACGGCCCTGGTCAGTGACCTCGTACTTAAATCCAGGGCGGTCTCACCGGCTTCCCTACCCAGGAGCCTTCGCACCGTGTTGACCCCGGCAAATTCCATTGGGCCCATCCCATACTTCGCGCCCAACCTATTCCCTGCGGCCATGGCTACCGCAGTAAATCCAGCCTTCACTGAACCGTGAAGCGCAGCCTCCTTCTTGCTGTGTCCATTATCGATAGACTCCACGTACTGTTGATTGAAAGACTCGGAGGCAGCAAAGGCCATGACCGCCTTCTCTGCTGCCTTCGGATTGCGGGTAAGGCCACCAACGAGAAGGCCCAAGGTCACATACTTAGTTAGCTCCGTACCGGCCTGCCGGTAGGTCCGCTCGCCATAGGTCTCCCCTCCTCCCTCGCGACCCTTGCCTCGAACCTGCTCCTCCAAGTTCTTCATGCGCTGGAGTTCGTTTGCCTGTTCGTCCAGGCCCATGTCACCACCGATCCACTCGACCGTACTCGCAAAGCGGTACGCATCGCTCCGCAGCGTGTTTCCTAAATCCTCAAAACCATAATAGACCGGAGCCACCCAGCCCAGACCCTCTGACCGGCCTTCAGCCTCACGCTGAAGGCGTTCATCCTCCCGGTAGTCAGCGAGATCCATGCCAGCCCCAGCGGCAGCAGCAGTGTCCCCCTGCCACCTCCCGTAGGCCTTTTCCGCAATCTCAGAGTTTCGCGCATAATCCTCCTGCCACTGATCCCAACCCTCGTCCCCTTCCTTCGGGGCTGCACCACCGGCCACTGCAATGTCCATAGAGCGGGTCACCTGCATTGCCCGCATCTCTTCGTCAGACAGACCGCCAGAACCAGCGAAACTGCCAGTGCTGAACTCTGATGTCTGGACACTCTCTGGGCGGTAGGCGGTTGGGAGATGCTTCTCCCTATCCTCAAGGGAAGTCGCTCCCCCCAGCACTCCGCTTGCCGCACCAATGGG